GTATCAAAGCCTGTGTTAAGCAATGAAGCAGCTTTAGTCTGCTTTGTGTAAGCCATCGCTCTTGCTAGTGCTTTTGTATAACGAGCATATAATGAATCATAAAGATTATCTTCCATTGCCTCTTCAGTTATTGAAAAGCCCATAGCCACAGTTTCGTGGTTATATCTTGAAGTAAATGACTCTTGTGCAGAATCATAAGAAATAGCAGAGCCTTCTGGCTTTACTGGGGCTGCCCCAAAACCAGATAACTTTACTTCTTCTTCAAAACTACGCTCTGAATTTTCTACTTCATAAATTTCAGTATGTTCGTCTTCATACTTCTCATACTCTAATCCAAACAATGCGTTTAGACCCGGTAATAACTCCTTAAGGAGTTGCGCTCTTGAAATAGCCATATTACAACCTCCTTAAGCTGCGCCACTAGTTGATGTAAGCTGATGATAGTTGAATTTACAAACCAAGATTGGAAAGTTACTTCCTTTTTCATCACCTAAGTCACCACCTAGATAGTCTATTATTTTAATGCCGTCACCTGCATTTGTGGATATTTCAGAAGCATCTAATGATACTCTTGATATACCTAATGTAGTGTTTGCGGCGCCCTGTACAACTGGTGCATTCTTGCCATAAATGTCTCTTTCATTGGAGAAAGATCCATCAGCTTGAATTGTAAATAATACATTTGGGTCATCTACAACATAAGCCATTATGTCATCTGCCACTGTACTTGCTGGAAAATGCTGACTAAAAGTCAACTGTTTAGTATTTGGATCTGTAAATCGGCAACCCATGAAAATACCACATAAGTCAGTTGCTGAACCATCCATAGTACCTGTCATTTTTGCAATAGTAGTTGCATTACTGGCATTTACTAGCTGAACGATATCGCCCTTAACTATAGCTGTACTTTCACCAGATTTAATAGGGTATTGTCTAAATACCTCTAATGAACCTGTGTCGAATCTACCGATAGGGTTTAATCCAAATGGTGCTGCTGTGCTGCTCATTTTTATACCTCTTCGGTTAATTTGTTAATATTACTTACGAAGTGCGTGTGCTTTTCTCTGGTTTGAGAACTGGCATACGGGGGTCGGATTCCTTCATGTAACTATTATCAACAGCCTGCATCTGTGAAGATGCTTGGTTTTGTTGAAAGTCTCTTCTGGCATCCATGTTTTCCTTGGAGTTCTTACAAAGTAGCAATCCTCCAACCTCTACATTACCTTTGAATTTAGAATCTACATCAGGAAGTATTTTTAGCTCTGGATGGTCTTCCAGTTTTACTGGTTCCCAACCTTCACGAAATTTAGATGAAACATTTGTCATATCTGATTGACCGAGAGCAGATGTTCTTATCCAACGATATTCAACACCTTCTTGGGGTGCAGGGTCAGGTAAAGCTGATGGCCTTTGCCAAGTTGCTTTCCTTTTTTCAGAATCTCTAGTTGTTGTTTCCCTAGATTCTCTGTCAAATACGTTCTCATCCATTTGTTGATTCCTTCAATAATTGTTGCGCATATTGTTCAGGGGTAAGCCCAAGTCTATTTGCGAGAGAGATTTGGGTAGAGGTCAACTGCACTTTGCGTGGTTTTTTTGCACTTCGATTAACCGGGGCAACCACGGTACCAGCAGATCGTTGAGGTGCGTCTACCTCTTCTGTCTCAACATCCTGCTTGTTAAAGTATTCTGGGAAATGTTTTCTCATTCCCTCATCAACTCTTCTATAATATTCATCTGGCTCTAATACTGGGTTTATCTTTGCTTTTACCAGTTTAGAATGAATACCATAAACATATCCTGTCATATCTTCATAGCCGTCTTTATTAAACCACTCTGAGTTTTGCTCTAACCATTTTTTATCAGCCGCTGTCGGTTCATACTTTTCTTTAGCCTTTGGTTGTGCAGTCTCTTTAGGGGCATCAGGAATATCTTGTGTTCTGACTGGGGGCTTATAAGACTCTACTTTAAATTGTTCGTTCTGCGCTCTATTTAATTTTTCTTGAGCTTCTAGTATCTTGTCAGGATCTCCTGACTCATACGCTTCTTTGTATTCTTTTTTAGCTGAGTCTATTTCTGCACCAACCCTCTTCTTGGCCTGCTCAACTAAAACACCTTCACCATCATCTAGTGTTTTTCTTAATTTTTTATTCTCATCTAATAGTTTTTGAAGATTAGTAACCGCTTCTTCTTTTTCTCTTTCAGCGGCTTCTTTTAACCTTCTCTCTTCGTGATATTCGTACTTAATCTTGTTAAGTCTTTTTTGAACATCTTTGCTGTATTGTTTTATTTCTTCGTCATCAGGAATATTATCCTTTGGCGCATCTTCATTCCTGACTTTGTTTTTATCTTCTTCAGGAACATCATCAATTATTTCTACTTCTAGATCTAATTCTTCTTGCTGCTTTTCTGCTGTATTATCACTCATACTCTTATAAATCCTCTTGGGTCATCAACAACTGCTTCTACAGTGTCATCATTAATTAAACGAAACTCTTCATTCTTAACTTTAAATCTAGTTCCAGAATACGATCTAAATATTACAAAATCACCTTTTTTGCAGTATGGACCATTAGGAAACTTAGATTTATCCAGATATGCATCTGGCCCCATTTCTACAACGAGACCTACGATGGAAGCTGTTTGTTCCATTTTTGTTAATGAGTCTGGCATATAAACACCAGCTCCTGTTTTTTCTTCAACCTTTGGGATGGCTATGAGTAATCTATAACCTTGTGGCTGGGGAAGTTTTAATTTTAGTTCTTCCTCATAATCTACTTTTTGTGCAGAGTACATCTCTGATTCCTTGTGCGATAATTCTATGGCTTATCGTTACCATGCGGGTTTATTCCCGTTACTAGTTTCACTAGTCTAGTTTAAATATACACATCTATTGACATTTTGTAACCCCCTAATCGTCAATAAATTTCTTTTCTGTTTCCTGCAACAGTTCTCTGGCGATGGACAATCCTTCCATTTTTCCGACAAGTCTTTGATATTCCTCAAAGTTTTTAGGTCTGCCGGATGAAATATAGTCAGTGATAGCATCCATTTCCTCCTGAACTTTTTTTATTATTGGTGTGTATATGGTTTCATTTCTAACCATCTTTTAAACTTTCGTTAAGTTCAATAGCTAGTTTTGTTCCGTCTTTTGTAGCTTTATTTCTTTCTTTTGCTAAATCTACAGCAAGTCTTGCACCTTCTCTTTTGTTCTCGGATTTAATTCTTTCCATTTGAATATCCTCGTTATTGTCAGCTTTCATCTTCTCAAGCTCTAACTTAGCGTTATCAAGATCTATTTTATGCTGTAGTTCTTTTTCTTTTATCTCTAACTCTTTTCTTTGTATTTGAGTTAGAGGATCTTTTTCTAGTTTTTGCTGCTCCATCTGCTGTGCTTCTTGTGTGTTCTTTGTAAGCAGTTTACCAGCAGCCTCTGCTGTAATCCTAGAAAGCTCCTCTTCTACATCTTCTGGTAGAGGCTTGTCTTCATCTGGCATTGGAACACCAAGTCTTTCTTCTATTTCTTTTCTGTATTGAAATGCCACATGTTCTGTTATGTGAGCTGTCATTGCTGCCTGTATTGCTGCAGCAAATGGCGATTGCCCAACTATTTCTCTTAGTTTTGGGTCTTCTATAGCAGCTCTATGAACTTGTATATGTGCTTTGTGATCCTGATACTTAAATGCTTTTACTGGCTCTTGTTTTAACATTGCCATGTTTTCTGTTACAGGATCTGATGGTTTTATGTCGTCAGGCAACTTAATTATTTCTTTTGCCTGATCTATCCCCAACACCTCTAGCATCTGTCTGTGCAATTTACCCATATCGTATAATTGTGGTGCCTGCTGGGATAACTGTAGTGCTGATTGATATTGCATAATCCTTTGAGACATAGTTGCTGCATTTGGATCTGATACTGGTATTACATCCACTCTCTCATCAAAGTCTTTTGTTCTTGAGAACTCACCTTCCATCTCATAGACATAGTCAGGACCCATGTAATCTTTTACAATACTGGATAAAAGTCTTAGCTCTTTCTTTAGCGCCGCATGTAAACGGGCCTGTACTCCTGACATGACTTTCATTGATCTTTCCATCAATGCAAGTGTTGTCCCTACTGGGGCTTGTGCGTTAATGTCTCCGACTTGTATATCTGCAACGGAGCCAATCCTTCTCCCCTCATCAACGATATTTTGGAGCAACTGGTAGAGTACGGAACTTGGCTCTTTGTAAGGTATGAAAGTAATAGCGTCACGAATCGCACCACCCGGCACGTCAACGTCACGGAACTCACCCGGCATGAGAGGTGAATCATCACCCTTGATACGAAGACCCCTAGCCTTAAGGCCAGCCGGTAGATTAGAGAGCGTTCCTGCATCGATAAGTTGTCTGAGGATTGATGTTGCGCTTTTTGCAAGTCCTCCGATGAGGTGTATAAGTCCTGTACCGTAAAAGCCCAACCCGGGGAGGTACCTATAGTGGACAAAGAATTGTCTTTTTCTTTTCTTTTCATCATCTTCATAATAGTTTCTCCTGATGGATAAAATAGTTCTAGATGATTTTTCTATTGTTATCACATGTGGTCTGGCTATCCCATCTTCTTCTTGAAAGGGTTCTGGTAGCTCAATGTCCGCATGCATTTCTAGAAGTGTGTGCCTATCATCATCCTCTAAAACGCCACTCTCACCATCTAAATCATCATATTTTTCTTGTATATCTGTATACTCTGGCTCTGGCTCAGGCAGTTCAATATCTCTATAAAAGCCATTGTCTTGTAGTTTTGCAACTTCATTTTGTGTCTTTTTCATGACATGTGTGTATCTTTCGCATGTCATTAGATCTGTAACGCCATACGATACAACAAAGTCCTCTGCAGGGACAAACATAGCACAAGGTCTTTCTAAGAGAGGATCGTAATAAACCTTTTTAAAAGCTGACCCTGCAAGAGGAAGTTTGAAGAGCATTTGCTCTGTTTCATCACGATACTCAGTCATCTCTTCTGTTAAGAGATAATTCATTTCGTTTTCGACTCTTTTTGCCTGTTCTGTCTTTTCTCTAGATATCTTGCCTACAGTTTTTGTTCTAACTGGTCCTTGAGCAGGGAATATTTCTCCCATAGCTTGTGCCTGAAATCTAACAATAGATTCCGTAAGAACAGGATGAAATACACCAGAGGAACCTGCCCAAGGTTGTTGCCTCTCTTCTATTTTCATTCCTAGAAGATCGAGTCCTTTTACATAACTCTTTGCCCATTCACTTCTTGATTGTTTGTCTGATTCAAAGCTAGATAGCAAATCATTTGCTAGTTTATCTAGCTCACTATCTTCTATAAACTCTGCTAAATTGCTATCAAACTCAGATGTTTCGTTATCTTCTTCTTTTCCGAAGTCTATTATCATGCCACCATCTTCTGTTTCAATAGACACTGCTTCGGGATTTACTACCTCAACTTCTACCTTTTGTTCATCAGTAGGTTCTACTGGTCTAGGTCCTATGTCTATTGGTGCAAGAGGTTTTTCTATGGCCATGATATGCTCCTATTTCATTCTCTCTAAAATTCTATCAATCTTTTCTTCAAGTCTGTTTATCGCAACAGTGACATCATCACGCTTTGCGTAATCTTCTCTAGTTTTATTTAATAAAATATCTATTCTTTTAACTTCTCTTGATTGTGTTCCCAAGAACCATCCTCCACCTAGAACAATTATACCCATCAACCCATCAATTATATGTACCATATCCATCAATAATACTCCACAGGTCTTCTGTATTTAGGTTCATCGTCCCAATCATCCATAGTTGTTCTGATCCAGCCACCTTGTCTAAATCTTAACAGGGCCTGTGTTGTTGAGTCTACTAAATCGTCATGATCCCCAGAAGGAAAAGACGCACATTCCTCAATAACTTCCTCTGCCCATCTAGTCGGTGGGTACCAAACAACCCCACTAGCAAATAAATCTGTCACACTGTTAACTCTTGCTATCTTATCCTGTCCACGGCTTGGTGTAAACTCCGTAACTGGTATTCCCATCGCTCTAAGCTCAAAAATCAAGGGTGATCCCGCTGCTTTTGCCTCAATAATCATTTGATCTGGCTCAAACTCCCAATATTTATCGTATGCAGCCCGTTTTAGTTCTGGAAACTCTAGTTTTTCCTTAAATGCAT